TATATATAAGATATGAGTATTTTAAAACCTTTGAAAAAAGGAAGAGGTCGGCCAAAAGTCGATATACATAGCAAGCTCTCTCGTAAACAAGAGAAGTTTGTTAAAGAGCTTGTTTCTAACGATGGTATGATAACCATGAGAGAAGCTGCTATTAATGCTGGCTTTCCAGCTTCTTCAGCTCATACAAGAGCATATGAAATGACTAATCCTGAAATCTGTCCTCATGTCGTTAGAGCAATTCAACTTTATAGAGATGAACTGGATGAAAAATATGGCGTTAATTACAAACGACATTTAAAAGATTTGCAGACAATTAGAGATAGAGCTTTAGAGAATGGTGCTTTTTCAGCCGCTGTTCAGGCTGAGTATAGAAGAGGACAAGCACAAGGTAATATTTATATTAATAAATCTGAGATCAGACATGGTACGATTGATAGTATGTCTAAAGAAGAAGTAATAAAAGCTCTTAAGGAGATTAAAGATTCGTATGAGCCAAAAAGAGTTGAGGGAGTTATTGACCACGAGGACGCCACCTCAACCGAAGAAGGAAAACGGCTTCTATCAGGAGATCAAAAGAGCAGTAGAAAAACTGCCTGATAATATTATCCTGACAAGAATAGAAAACTGGATGACATTAGGCATACCTGATTTACTTGTCTGTGATGCAAAAGGTAAATTTCATTTCATAGAATTAAAAGTGACAGTTGGTAATGTTGTAAAGCTTTCGCCTAATCAGGTGGCTTGGTTAACTCGGCATGGGCATGGTTCAACTTGGATTATGGTTAGAGGCCGTGAGGATTTATATTTGTATCAAGGTAAAGATGCAGTAGAGCTGAGAAGCAAAGGCCTTCAGCTCGAACCATATCTACAACTTAAATATCCTTTTGACTGGAAAAAACTTTTTGATTTGACAATAAATTAAAAGTATGCGACAACTCTTATACACATTATATAGGAGATCGTATGAAAAATTATACTTTTAAACTAGACGCTCATATTTGGCTTGATCGTAATTTTACAGTTGAGGCAAATTCAATGGAGGAAGCTGAAGAAAAAGCAAAGGATATACAACTAGAATATCTTAAATACTCTTCAAAAGTTTCAAACGGTGGTAACGGTCATAGACAACTAGAGCAGTTACAGTATTACTTGAGAGAGTGGACTTATGGAGACTTAGGTTTTGATATTGTCTATGTTGAGGAGGAAAAGTGATGAACAGAGCATTTGAAAAAGCTGTGGCCTCAGCTCGATATTTTAAAAACAAAGGCGAGATAGATATGTGGCGTAGTGTTTGGCATGATGGCAAACCTTACGACTATCATCTAAACACAGACTTAGATTTAGATTGTCCTGATCGTAGTCATGTTTGTGAAGTTTATGTATATGCTTGTATTAAAAAAGCAGATGGATTTTACGATACGGACACAAGTAAAACTTTGCACATTCACAGATTTAGAGATCTACCAAAAGGTTACGACAGCTGTTGTAAATGTGGAAGCAAAGAACAGCCAATGGAAGATATGGAGCAAAGCTTTGCACCAGTTCTTTTATGTGACGATTGCTATACAGAACTTAGAGTTATGGTGGCTAATTACGTTAATTGTAATCTTCAAAGTTTAGAGATATAGGAGGACTATGATGATTAAAGCATATTTTATTACTAGTAAGCATAGCGATTGGATAGCTACATTTGATAATGAGGATGTATACAATGTATGTTGGCCACAATTAGAAAAGTTAGCTAAAAAACAAAGAATGGAGCTTTCTGAATCTTGTGCAATGGATGATAGAGAAGAATTCTTTGAGTGGTTAGAGACTTGTCCAGTTGATTACAATGTAGACCAAACAGACGATGATGGAGACAATGAAATAAAAGTTATTGGCTTTGTAGTGCCAAAAGAGGATACATATAAGGAGGACTACGATGACTAAAAAATTGTATAAAGTAACTTGCACCTCTCAGACTTATACACATTATTGGGTAAGAGCGGAGAGTAAAAAAGATGCTGAAGAAAATTATGGCAACTTTGAAAAAACTTTAGACGATCCGTTGTATGGTGCTAATGACGAAGAAGTCTTAGAAGCTGTACAAGTCAAGGATGATGACTTTCCTTATATTAAAGTTAAAATAGCTTGGGGATCAGATCGTGATGAAAATAATATTGAAGAATATAGGTTTGATACTAAAGAAGAATACCATGCCTTTATGAAAGGTGTGGATGCTTCAAATGGTTGGATGGATTATGACACCATAGGAGATGGAGAATCTTTTGAAACTGTAGAAGAATGGAGGGAATATCATGGAAAAGATTGAACTAACTAAAGAAGATAAAGCAGAAATCATGTCTTGTGTAATGGAGATGAAATACATTTTGGACAATGGTTTAGATCAAGGTTATGAAGCAGTTAACTATGCTACAATAAATGGTTTTCATTATGATAATGATGAGGATCTAAAAGAAGATTTTAAAAAAATTGAAAAATTATATTTAAAACTGGAGGCCTTATGGAAAAGCTAAAAGACTTAGGCAATCTTTGTATCGATTGCAAAGAAGATACAAGTTTTGGATCAGGTAAGTTTGTCAATCGTATTCCAGCTGATGACGGAGAAGTTTCAGGATTTATGTGTGCCGATTGTCAAATGGTTGAAT